ATCCCGAGTTTCAGAGGTTTGGTTCAATTGAGTTAACGGATTATTTTGTTGATGAAGCAGGGGAGGTGAGTGAAAAATGCGTTAACATCTTGGCCTCACGTGTACGCTATAAATTGATTAACGACAAACCCAAAGGACTATTGACCTGCAACCCTCACAAAGGTTGGTTGTATCGTGAATTCTTTGATGCCAAACGCAGCGGATTGATAAGGTCAGACCGTGAATTTATCCAAGCTTTACCAACTGACAACCCACACATATCGCCAGTCTACATTGAGTCACTCCAAATGCTTCCTGATATTGACCGCAAACGATTGCTTGATGGCGATTGGGATTATGATGAAACGAAAGACCGTCTTTATGAATATGATGACTTACTGAGATGCTTCAGACCTTCAACTACTTTGGGAGATAAATTCATCACAGCCGACATTGCACGAATGGGTGACGATAGAACAGTGATAGCGGTATGGAATGGTCTACACGCTGAAACATTTGTTGTCTTGAAACACAAACCAATTAACGAAGTTGTGGATACGATTAACCAGTTGGTAAAAAGTCACGGTGTGAAGCTTTCAAATGTGCTTTGCGATGAGGATGGTATTGGTGGTGGTGCAGTTGACTACCTTAAATGTAAGGGATTTTTGAACGGATCAAAATCAGTGCGAGATAACTATATGAATCTCAAAAGTGATTGCTATTTCAAGCTTGGCGAACTCATCACAAATAATTTGATAACATTTGAATCAACTCACAAAGATACAATCGTCAAAGAACTGGAGATGATAAGACGTGAAAAGATTGATAGTGATGGGAAATTGAGAGTGACCAACAAAGAAGATTTGAAAAAAAGGCACGGCATATCTCCAGACTTTGCAGACGCAATTATGATGAGGGCATTTTATGAATTAAAAAAGAATTTTGGAAAGTATGCGTTTGCGTAGAAATTTATTTATATTTGTAACCAACTAAAAAAACAATATGGAACTAAACAAACTAATCAAGATGCAGGCGGAAAGCTACGCATCATTCGGTAACGAAGACGATATGAGTGGCTCTGCTTATTTCGCATTTATGGAAGGTGCAAAGTATGCACTACAACTAATCAGTAAACAAATCAATGACGAGTTATGAGCAAAAATGAATTGATTGATGAAATAAATAACATATTTAATCAACAAATTAAAAAGGATGAAAGATTCAAAATTGATAAATCATTGTTTAAGTTAACTTCAAATTTTTCTATGAATGATTGGAAAATCATAAGGACAGAGAAATACTGGTCAATCATAGATGGATTACCATATGAAAAGAAAAATGAATATACTTTGAAATGCGTTAAGTATTATATCAAATATTTGAGAAATGAAAAATAAAATAACACACGAAGACCACGAAAAATTAAAGGTGCTTAACCTACTAATGTGGTTGCAGGCTTCACTATACGCAGCAGATGAGTGCGAAACTGTTAAGTGGTTCTACAACCACCAAACTAAAATGCTTTTAAAGAGGCTCAATGATTCTATACAAAAACAACACGGAAGAACAATAGCCAGTTTATGGGATGTTGATGGCACTTTACTTCCAAATGTTACTCAACAAATTGGTGAATTTACAGAAGAGATGGCAACGTACGGATATTGGATGTTACCCGAATTGACTAAGTTAATCCAGAATGCAAAGGAAGAAAGTGAAAAAGTGGAGGTGGTGAATGACTAAGCTATACACAAGAGAACAAATGATTGATGCATTTAGTTATGGTAAATCATTAGAACCATTTGATTGCTTTGATGACTTTATTGAAAGTCTAACCCCAATACAACTACCAACTGATGATGAGATTTTAGAAAAAGTAAATAATTTCCATTCGCTTGGAAGATTAGGTTTTAAAGAAGGCGCAAAATGGATGAGAGATAAAATCAAAGGAGGTGATAAATGAATAAACAAAGTAGTATTGATTGGTTTCAAGAACAAATTATTCAAATTGTGAATGGAACTTGTGAATTAACAGAAATTCAGATATTTGAACAAGCCAAAGCAATGCATAAGGAGGAGATAATAGATGCTTTTTATGAAGGTATTGAAAAAGAATCGAATGAACACGGCGCAATGTATTTAGATAAAACTGAAGCAAAACAATACTACAAAGAAACATTTGGAGGACAAGACAATGAGTAAGTTATACACGGAAGAACAAGTAAAACAAATGATTGAGAAAAGTAGAGAAACGGGATTGACTGCTGAGTATCTTATTTTAACTTCTGAATCAATCCAACTACCAACTGATGAGGAGATAGAGAAAGAGTTTACAATGGGGAATCAAATTTTTACTGATAGAATTAATGGTGCTAAATGGATGAGAGATAAAATAGAAGGAGGACAAGAATGAAGAAATGTTTTGGATGCAATAAAAAGTATCCATTGTTTATGTTTAGCAAAGACAAAATGAAATATCAAAGGCCAAGTGACCATAAAAGAGTTAAGTGTTGCAGAATTTGCAACTACTTAAAATGGAGTAAAGATGGCGAAGGTTGGTTCTTTGACTATTCAATAGGTAAGTTTACCAAAGAAGAATTTAAGTCTAAATTTAGCGTATTAAAAAGAGTAATTAAATAATAAACCAATAAAAAATAAAGTTATGAAAATTGAAGAATTGATTAAGAATTTTAATGTTGAAATGCATTTTGAAATGAATGAGGATGAAACAAAGGTTATTCTTTGTGAAATTAAAGGATATGATATTGATGATTATTACTGGGATGAAAAAGGTGAATCAATGAATTTTAACTTTTCATTGTGGCCTATTGAAGATAATTGGGATGCAGGTTTGGATGAGGATACTGTTCACGATATATGGGCAGAAATGCACAATTATGGATGGGGTAGAATGTGTGATGAATTAGTAAGAAAATGAATATAACCCACGATTTCGACAACTGCCAGTCAGATGTCTACAAAGAAGTAATAACCGATCTAATCTCCAGGGAGAAGATGGGCAGGATGAAGTACGGCACAACGGTGGATAAGGCTAATCTATCTGAAAAGGAATGGATGCAGCACGCTTATGAGGAAGCTTTGGACTTTGCTATCTATTTAAAACGAATGATGTCAAAAAAATGACATTAGCACCTGATATCAAAAGAGTGGCATTGCGCCACTTTTTTTTTGCTTTTAATTGTTCAGTTAATTGTGTATTTAGGTTGACATTTTGCTGCTCTAATTGTGCAATATATCGCACATTATGCTCATTTAATTGTGCATATGTATGAATTATGCTACGATTATTCTTATCTAATTCAATATAATAATCCAATGACCTTACACCCAAGACAATTAACCGTCTTTCAATGCTCAAAGAATCCAGCCCCTTCCAGTTCAATGAGTCTTTGAATTGCCCTTGCGTATGCGCTATCAATGGCAACGCTATCAAGAAGGTAAATAGTATCAATGTCCTTTTCATAAATCGTTTTTAATTTGGTGCGTTCAATGGTTAGCGTGTCTATTGTCCGCAAATATGCGGTGATTGTATCCGAACTGGTTACAATTTGTACCCTACTTGAATCAGGTCTGCAAATTAAAATACCAATGGCAATGCCAATGCTAATAGATATTACCTTGATTAATACGATAGTTCTTAACGTGAAATTCTTTTCCATTGCCTCTTGTGATTATTGCAAATCCGTGATTGTATTTACTATATGGATTGTAGTCAGGTGACAATTCAGATAGACACCCCACACCCCAGCACGTTATCACCTTTCCATTTACATCCCTTTCAGTATGCTCAGCAGTTTGGTGGTGATGTCCGCACATTGCATTTGCTTTTGTCTTTAAGAATAACCCACGTGCAACGTTAACTGATGGGATAAATTGCTTTCCGAATTCGTGGCCGTGAAATATAGATAGACCGCCTACATTCAATTTGTTTTTACCTTCAATCCACTGCACGTTATTTTTATCAAGATGGCAAAGTGATGCGAAATCGAATGCATCAATGTCGAATAGTTCAGGTGCTTTCACTCTCATATATCTCCAGTAGCGTTCTTCGTGGTTTCCTTCCTTGTAAATGATTTCCGCTTTCGGGAAAGTTTGTCGCAATTCGGAAATGAAAGTACGCATCGCATACAACTCATCCTTAAATTTTCTTTTCTTTGGGTCTTTCACAAAGTCAGAAATCATATGGCAGTCAAGTGCATCTCCATTCAATACAACTGTATCGACTCCTTCGTCTAATCCAGTTTGGATAGCTACTGAAATTGCATCAATGTCGTGGTATGGAATGTGAATATCGGATAGAATTAAAATCTTTTTTCCTTTGATGTCAATGTGCTTCCTTCCTTTTGCATATGACTTTGGTAACTTGAATGGGTTACGTGGTCTTTCCTCTGATGTGTACAATGATTTATCAGTTGTTTGTTTTCGATTCATTACACCATTTTTGCCTTCAATTCTACGCAATATACTCCTTGCATCTTCTACTCCAAGGAACATTTCAAAATGTTCTTTGCTTAACTTCTTTGCCAAAGTTAAAGTTGGTGTGTCTGGAAAACGCTCACGCAATTCTCTTGCGATTTTTGTTTTTTGACTTTCTGCCATATATTTTAGAATGGTTGGTATACTGTCCTACCACCACTCTTGACCGCACGTAACACTTGACCTCTATTTCCATCCTTATTGAAACTTACGTGAACCCAAGAAGGTGCGTTCTCACTTCCAAACTCCCATATGAGTTGGTCAAATGTACAATTATTTCTGATGTAATCAAATATCTCTTTGTTATTTATGCCACCGTGAATATCCGCATCGATATCCAAAGCTTTACCCTCCATATGGCTCGATGACTTACTCCCGCCAATACGTGTATTAAGTTCACGGCTTCTGAACCCTGACGAGATACCAATAGGCTTTCCGAAATGTTCACGCACCTTATCAAAAATGTTGGTACAAACTAACTTGAGATTGCCCAATTGTTCAGCGTTTGGAACATTGCCAATGCGCAAGGCTTGTGCTTGGTTGCTATGCGTTACCTCTTTATAGCTTACGTATTTACTTATCTTTTCCATCAGTCATCGCATCGGTTATATCTTCACTCTTTCTACCTATAATGGTCTTAATCTTACTCCACAAATCTTTTCCAGTCACTGACTCAATTGATTCTATAATTGATTTGAATTCAATGATGGCTACCACGGTTGCTATCAACTTTGTAATGGGGATAAGTTGCTCTATTATGTAGGTCTCAATTAAGAATCCGCTAACGATTGCAATTTGATACAACATCAATTTAGTTACTGTATCACTCATCCTGCGAGATCTAATTCGCTGACCTAATTTGATAGCTTTCCACACACCAACAACCATATCCATAGCCACCAAAAAACCAATGGTAATCATCAGTTCTTTGATAGGTAAAAAGACCGTTGCAATACCCAATAGCCACAACTTAACCTTCATCTTTTCTCTTGCTTTTTGAGATATTGTTTTAAAAGTTTTTCGTACTCCTTTCGTTTTAATACGATGGAGGGAGAAAGTCTCTTATTGACCACTGGTTGCGCCATTGTCTATATGAATTAGATATTAAAAAGTTGCTCTTTCCGTATGGGTTTCTATCAGGGAAAATGTTGTTATCCGTGTTGTTGGTGTACTCAGGGAATAACGTTGAATTAAAACACAAATAATCAACCATTCTTTTAGTGTACCAACGTGCGTTTTGTCTTGCAGCTTCTTTCAATGACTCCATTTCACTCTTTGTTACTGGAGTTGTGTCTTCACTTTGTCTGCTTACCAAGTTTCCATTGTCGTGTTTGTACAAAAGAGATGGGTAAAGTTCTACCATTGTCCACCACAACACCACCTTTAACACGTATTCGTTCAATAATGTTTCATAGTCACCCGACAACGTGCCACCACTTACATCAGCCTTCAATTTTACGGTCAAATTTGTTCCCAAAAAGTTGGTCAAATACTTATCTTGCGCCAAATAAATAGCAGGTCTGATGAGGTTGGGATCAACTGCATCCGTTAAAGGTGTGAACTTCTTGATGTAGTCTTCATTTATTAAAAGTATCTCTTGTGGTATTGGCATTTTCTTAATTTTTATTTGTTTCCGAATCTTGGATTTGTGGGTAAAAATCCGTTATAAGGCATATCAATAGGTCTGCGTTCAACTAAATAGTTATTGCGAACTTTATACCCAGCCTTTTCAGCTTTTGCCCAAGCCTGCGTGCGCACATTTGGGTTGTTCAAATCCAATCCAAATCCTTTTGCACTTATGTACAATTGCTTTTTCCAAATGTGGTGACAATTACCACCACCTTTATACAACCAACAGCTATAAGTGTCCGCTCCATTTGGTCCCCATCCCGGATTAACTGCCTTATTACCCATTGCTAAAATATCTTCTTTGCGGTATAGCTTGTCAGCTTGTAGCATTTTAGTGCAAAACGGCCTTGACACATCCGTTATCTTTCCGCTATAACGATAACGTGTGTAATACTTTCTTTCGTCAATA